GCCTTACAAGCCTGTATATATATTCTCCCTCACGTCCCGAATCAGTACATACATATATTGTATCAACATCAGCTCTGTTTAAAATGCCTTTTACTATATCAAACTGCTTCTGAACAGCTGGAATAACTTCATATTTAAAAGTCTGCGGAATAAATGGAAGTGTATCAAAACTCCACCTTTTCAATTTCTCATCATAGGCATCCGGATAACTCATTGTAACAAGATGTCCAACACACCATGTAACTATATGATTATCCGCCTCAAGATAACCATCTTTTCTTTTAAAATCCGTATGCAGTGCCTTGGCAAATTCCTGTGCAACACTCGGTTTTTCCGCTATATATACGTTTTTTTGACTCATATATTATGTTGAGTTAATTAACTCATTCCTTTCTTTAACTGTGTTTTTAGACTATACTACTCAACATTTTATTTATCTTTCTGTTATAGTTCTTTTTGTAAAAAGAACCATTTTTTGCAGAAAGGAGAATAAATGGAAAGTATAGAAATAATTTTTACATCAGATTTACCAACCAAAATTAATGAATTAAAGGAGGTGATGCTTCAAAAAGGCTACAGCAATTATCAAATTCGTGTTTACACCAAAGTTTGGGATTCATTACTTATATATATTAATGAAAAACCAAACCAAGAATTTAATGAAAGTTTACGTCAAGAATTTCTTAAAAACACATATGCTGATTTATTAGAAAAACGTGATGCGATGTATAAAATCACTCGTGCAATGAATATGTTAACTGATTATATACAATTCCACGTAATATTCAGACAGTATTGTACAACAAAAACTGATTTTTCGGAAGAGCTTAAATATATTTTCATTGAATTTTTAAAAGCTGAACAAAAAAGAAATTATTCTAATAATACTTATAAGGTTATCAGAGTGCGTTTAATACGTTTTCACGATTATTTATTTGATGTAGGTATTCGTGACTTTAAATGTGTTTCTCGTGAACATATTAATGCTTATATATTATCACTTGCCAGATTTTCTACAACTTACATATCAGAAGCACTTCGTGAGATAAGGAGATTACTTAAATTAGCTTATGAAACTGGAACAACTGATAATGATTTATCAGAATGTGTTCCTCATGTAAAAAATATAAGGCAGCAAAAGTTACCAAGTATATTCAGTGTTGATGAAATCGAAAAAATAACTTCTTCAGTTGATAGATCTAATCCAATTGGCAAACGTAATTATGCGATATTTCTCATTGCTGCTAAATTGGGAATAAGAAGTAGTGATATAAGAAACCTTACTTTTTCAAATATTAACTGGGATGAAAAAATTATATCATTTATACAGCAAAAAACAGGTCATTCTGTAACATTGCCTTTGCCTGATGACGTTGGATGGGCAATTATTGATTATTTAAAATATGGACGACCTGAATCACAAGTCAAGAATATATTTGTATCTCATATATATCCTTATAAAGAGCTTAGCACTATTGGTAATATTATTCCCACTCAAATGCGAAAAGCAGGAATGAAGGCTCCGTGTAATAAACGTATAGGTATGCATGCATTCAGACATGCTTTAGCCACAAGAATGTTAGAGAATGACGTACCATTACCAGTTATTTCTCAAACACTAGGACATGCAGATATAACCAGTACAGAAATTTATCTTAGGATAGGTATCAAACAACTTTCTATGTGCTGTCTGGAGGTGGATCTATGAGAAAAAGAACTGTTGCTAATTTTAGTGGACCATTTGCACCTATGTTAGATATATATGTAAAGCAAAAACAAGCATTAGGATATGATTATATAGGTGGATATAATGCTTTGCACGTATTTGATACTTTCAGCAAAAACTTTAAAGTAACGAATTTTGAACTCACAAAAGAACTTGTTATAGCTTGGGGAGAAAAAAGACCTAACGAAAATGATGCAAACCGCTCTAACCGGATTATGTATTTACAACATTTTGCTACATTTTTAAATGCACAGGGGTATAAAGGCTATATTGCACCACCTCATAAAATAAAATATTCACAACATACTGCCTATGTATTCACAAGAGATGAAGTTCATAATATGTTTGCTGTTCTTGATAAGATGAAATATTCGCCTTCTTCGCCTTATAGACATATAGCTTTCCCACTGCTTTACAGAATGCTATACGGCTGTGGTTTTAGAATATCTGAGCTTTTGAATTTAACTCTTAAGGATGTTGATTTAGAAAATGGCATTGTACATATATATGATGCTAAAAATGGCAATGAAAGACCCGTACCAATGTCACAAAGTTTATTGAGAAGATGCAGGGATTATACGAATACTGTACATACAGGACATGATGGTAATCATCTGTTCTTTTTCAAAAAAGACGGAACCGGATACTGTGTAAGTAATATTGAAAAGCATTTTCGTGAATTACTTTGGTATGCTGGAATACCATACTTAGGCAAGGAATTAGGACCACGAGTTCACGATTTAAGACATACATTTATCTGTCACAGACTTAATTTGTGGGCAAAAGATAATGTTGATTTAACAGTAATGTTACCTATTCTTTCAAAGTATGTAGGTCATACAGGTGTTGCTTCAACTCAGTATTATCTTAAATTGACTGCTGAAGCATTTCCAGATGTACTTGATAAAATGAATGAATTAACAGGACTTGTTTTTCCTGCGGTAGGTGGTGAGTTATATGAAGAAGAATAATACAACCGATTTTGCCTATCATTTAACTAAATTTTTTACAGAATATCTTACTTCACAGAGAAATTTAAGTGCAAATACAATTTCAACTTATCGTTATACGTTCAAATTGTTACTTATATATTTCAATGAGGAAAAGCATATAAAACCTAATAATTTATCAATAAGTACAATTAACAGAAAAAATATTGAAGATTTTATAGTCTGGCTTCAAAAAACAAGAGCTTGTTCCGCCAGCACCTGTAATCAAAGATTAGCAGCATTAAAATCATTCTTTCAGTATTTGCAATATGAATTACCTGATGCTTCATTACAATGTCAGGAAAACATTTCGATTCATCCGTTAAAGCAGGCTGAATCAACAATAAAATATTTAACAATTGAGGGGGTGAAAGAATTACTTGCTCAACCAGATACGTCTGATAAGTATGGTCGAAGGGATTTAGCTTTATTAAGCATTATGTATGACACTGGAGCCAGAGTATCAGAAATATCTAATATTCAATATAAACATATTAGATTTAGTTCACCTGCCACTGTCAGACTAACTGGAAAGGGTAATAAAACAAGGATTGTTCCCTTATTAACCAATACAGAAACAATATGTAAAAGATTTTAAAATAGCTGAATCTGGAAATGAAACTTATTTGTTTCAAAACAGAAATGGAGGAAAGATTTCAAGGTATGGCATTGCATATATATTAGATAAATATGCAGATATGGCTCGTAAAAGTCATCCTGAATTAATACCTGATGACATTTCTCCACATTGTATCAGACATACAAAAGCTATGCATCTGTTACAGGCTAATGTAAATCTAGTATATATCCGAGATTTACTAGGACACAGTAGTGTTACCACTACAGAAATATATGCAAGAGCTGATACAACATTAAAACGTGAGGCTCTTGAAAAAGCTAATCCATTTAAAGATACTCCAGCAATGCCACAATGGAGCGATGATGAAGGATTGATGGAATGGCTTAGAACTTTTATCTAATCTATTAATTAAATATTAAAAACATATAGTGGGTGATTATATCTATCACCCGCTTGAAAGGAAATGTAGTATATGAACACATTATCAGAAATGAATTATGAACGCAATCAGCTTCTTGAATGGATACCTGATTTGATGGAAGAAAAAATAAACACGTTAAGTACAAATCAACTAAGAATATTACATTATATATTAGGTTATAACGCAAGCGAAACTTCAACCGGATCATTATTAGAAGAATTTGAAGGTTATGGCTACAGTCAAAATTCCACATTAACTATAAATGAATTTTTGAATATTTTAGAAAGAGATAACTATATGTTTCTAGCCAAACCTTATTAATCGCCTTTACAAATTTGTTTTCCAACAGAAGTAAGTTCACATTCAGCTATACATCTGTCATAATTTGATGATTTCCAATTTGCTGCTATTACTGAAATTTTAGAATGTGTTTTATCTTTTAGTTTATTTACACATTTATTAAACATTTTATTATTAGAAATATGAATTTTTAATATTTTATGATTACTAGAGAAGTCATCTGGACAATTCATAAAAATATTATTATGTTCATCATCATATTTCCAAAATGTACACGCTATAATATGGTTACCAATAATTTCAGCTTCATTATGACTTGAAAAATTATATTTATCTATAAGTATATCATCAATATTATAGTTATTGTAAGTACCATAATTACGATATTGTATACACATAAGATATAACATTCTTAATGTATTAATAGGAATTTTTTTATTACTGCCTTTTCCGCCAGAACCATAATTAGGTGCTGTATCATAATCGGGTGGATTTAATATTTTGTCAAAAAAATTTTCTAATGAGAATAGCTTTTCATCATAATGATCAGAGCTGAATTTATCTTTCAAATGACAATTCATACCACCTGTATGTTCAGAAATACTATAACTCACAAAGCATGCACTTTCTTTTTGAGGAGAACGAATATACATTCGTGCATTACAATTAGGTGTTGAACAACAATATTGATCTTCACTATGGATTTTAACATCTACGGCATCAATAAGATCAGTTTTTTTATTATTTTTTACAATATACGCAAATTTAGCCATTTAAAACCTCCTAAATATTATGTTAAGTAAATTTATACAGAAAGGACGAAAAATCAATGAATTTAAACAACAACTCAACATTAAATAAAACTCAACATAAGCTAATTTATGTTGAGCTCAACATATTATACGGATTTTCCCATATCATCACTCCATTCTTTATACTATTTTTCACTATCTGACAGATAGATTTTTAATATTAACGCTATTATTTATAAACCATAGCTATTTTGACTCATCTAAAGTCTTAAAAAATGCTGGTATATATTCTTTCATATAATAATCAGCTTCTTTTATCTTCATATCCCTAATAGAATTATATATTGTCTTTTCTGCCTCAAGAAAATCGCAATTCCCCATTTTCTTTTCCTCTATACACTTTATATAAGCTGAAATTCTGTCAGCTGCTTTAACATACTCCCATAATCCTGCTTCATTTTCTGTTTCTAAAAGAAGCCCTTCATATCTTGCCCTTAGAACTTCTGGAAGTCCTGATAACATCTGCTCATTAGCCACCTGCTCGACTTCTTTATACGCATTTCTTATATATGGACTGTAATACTTAACAGGCGTTGGCATATCCCCTGTAATTATCTCTGTCACGTCATGATACATTCCAAGTACCGCAAGACGTTCTGCATTAATATCCCCACCAAACACTTCATTATTAATAACACCAAGTGCATGTGCAATAAACGCAACTTCAAGACTATGCTCGGACAAATTCTCATTGCGTGTATTTCTCATAAGTCCCCATCTGTTGATATATTTCATTCTTGACAGCATTGCGTAAAAATAATTATTCTTCATATTTCATACATCTCCACGCTTCCATATATTTATAATATTATAAGATATATTGTAAGTTTTTGCAAATTCCGTATAATTTTCCAAATAAATAAGGAAGATAATCAGGCTCAACGCCTTTTCATCTTCCTTATATATTTATTAATCTTAATAACTATTAATTGATGGCTCACACTAAACCGCCTGTCAATATTATAGCTATTATATACTAATTATTCTGATATCTTATTTAGCTGTAATGTAACCCTGAGCCTTAAGAAGTTCTGCACATAATACAGCTCCACCTGCTGCTCCTCTTAATGTATTATGTGAAAGACCTACAAACTTGTAATCAAATACACTGTCTTCTCTTAATCTGCCAAGTGAAATTCCCATTCCATGCTCATAATTAACATCAAGCTTAACCTGTGGACGGTCATCTTCTTCAAGATACTGGATAAACTGCTTTGGTGCTGATGGAAGATCAAGCTCCTGTGGTGCTCCCTTGAAGTTTCTCCATTTTTCGATAATCTGTTCCTTAGTAGGCTTCTTACCAAAGTTAACAAATACTGCCGCTGTATGTCCATCAAGAACTGGAACTCTTAAGCACTGGCAAGTAATAACTGGCTCAGCAGCAGGAACGATTTCACCATTCTCAACTGTACCAAGAATTCTAAGAGGTTCTTTTTCTGACTTTTCTTCTTCTCCACCGATATATGGAATTATATTTTCAACCATCTCTGGCCACTGTTCAAATGTCTTACCAGCTCCAGAAATAGCCTGATATGTAGTAGCTACAACAAGCTTTGGCTCGAATTCCTTAAGAGCTGCTAATGCTGGTGCATAACTTTGGATTGAGCAGTTAGGCTTTACAGCTATAAATCCTCTTGTAGTTCCAAGTCTCTTCTTCTGTGCCTCTATAACCTTAGTATGTTCTGGGTTAACCTCTGGAAGAATCATAGGAACATCTGGTGTCCAACGATTAGCACTATTGTTAGATACAACCGGAACTTCTGCCTTTGCATATCTTTCTTCTAATGCCTTAATCTCTGCTTTTGGCATATTAACTGCACAGAATACGAAATCAACCTTAGATACTATCTCATCAAAGTCTTTATCCATATCATATACAGGCATCTTCTTAACGAATTCTGGCATTGCTGTCTGCATCTTCCAGCGTCCCTCAACAGCATCTTCGTAAAGCTTTCCTGCTGAACGTCCACTTGCTGCAACTAACACTACATCAAACCAAGGATGATTTTCAAGTAATGTTATAAATCTCTGACCTACCATGCCTGTACCACCAAGGATACCAACTCTTAACTTCTCGCTCATTATAGTCCTCCAATTATTGTTATTCTAATTGCCTGAAAACAATTTGCGCGTTTTGTCTTTCTGTGACGTACATTTGTTTTTCATTGCTTTGACAATACTATCATAACTGTAATTATATTGCAAGGGCTTTTTAATGATAAATTGTATAAAAATCAATATTCAAATATATACCTGTCATATCCGTTAATTATAGTTGTGTTATTATACTGCTCCTCTCTTTGGAATTCCCTTGAATAATTCAAATGTACATGCCCGTGTATGAAATATTTGGGACTGTATTTGTCAAGTATATCAACAAATGCTTCAAACCCCTTATGTGGATTATCCTCACCATCACCAAGCCCTGCCGCCGGAGAATGTGTAAGCAGTATATCAATGCCTTTCTTTACCTTTATCTTAGGCCACATCATAGCAGCCCTTTTCTTCATCTGATTCTGTGTATACTGGTTAATACCCTTCTTGTATCTGATTGAACCGCCAAGTCCCATAATTCTTATTCCATTGTATACATATATCTTATCTTCTATACATATACAGCCTTCTGGCTCTTTATCTGCATAGCCATCATCGTGATTGCCTCGCACATATAATATAGGCACTTTAGAAAATGAAGCAAGAAATGACAGATAATCTGCTTTTAAATCTCCACAAGACAATATAAGGTCTATTCCTTCAAGCTTCTCTTTTTCAAAATAATCCCACAGGTACTTTGACTCAACATCAGCTAATACTAGTATCTTCATAACCTTTTAACTTTCCTCACTAATCGTTCACATCTATAATTCCCTGATTGATAACAAGCATTTTTGAATTATCATCAAGTTCTTCATATTCTGGTACTCTGCCAACAACATTATCAAGAAGCCAATCCATTTCAATAATCTCATCAGGATCAAGTTCTTCGTCTGGCTTATTGTGCACCTTTCCATCCTGATCCTTTAATTCACCCGTAAATGGCTTGAACTCACCTTTTACTATTGCTTCCCTTATAAGCGATGTAACCTTTTTCGTTTCATCAGGAACTGCACCGCCATATATTATGTCAATTGCACCAGCAGACATACCCCACCAGTAATTAAGTGCTGATACCTTATCTCCTTCTTCTTCCTTCTTCCACGAACCACTTAATATGCTCTGTATAAGCTTCTCGTAGAATACACCCCAGTGCCATACAGGCATTGCCAGATGCTTTACCATACCTGAGTCCGTTACATAAAGACCGAACTTTCTTGATGTCTTCTTAGGTGTTATCATATCCTGATCTGAAATACAGTTAATACCCTGTTCTGCAAATCTTGCTTCTATGTCATTGTCTTTAATGCCACTCCATTCAACATATACCTTAACATCAGGATTTACCGCCCTTGCCCCCATAGCAAAAGCATTAACATTAGCCATAACACCATACAACGGACAGCTTGCAACATAACCAATCTTGTCACTCTTTGCCATAACCCCAGCTATAACCCCCGTCAGATACTTAGCCTCATACATTCTTGCATAATAAGTTCTTATATACTTATGCGATATATTAAGCGAACAGTTAAGTATCTTAGCCTTTGGATGTGCTATTGCCTGTTTAAGACTTGCATACATCATAGATGGCGATGTTACAAATATAAGATCCGTATTATCATCAATAAGCCTCTGGATGGCATTATAATCATCTTCCTTTGGTCTTACATTAGTAATACTGACTGTTTCTATCTGGCTTCCAAAGGTTTCATCAATATACTGTCTTCCCAATTCGTGGGCATAACACCACTCAGATGTCTGTGGTGTATTCTCGTATATAAATCCAACCTTAAGCCTTTTATTAGCCTCTCCTCCTGACCTTGGGAGAAGATAACTTAATATATTCTTCTTGGCTGGCTGTGTTGTAACCGGATCCATTCTTAAATCTACTTCGCTGTTATCTGATAATAATTCAAATTCAGCCCAGGTCTTAGCTACATTTTTATCCATCTGCTCCGGTGTCATATGGCGTACTGTATCATATCCGTGAATATGAATAAATCTTAAAAAAGCATCTCCAACTGGATAATCAAATCTGTCACCGCCTCTTGATTCATAAGCTGTTCTAAAGTTAAGATAACTTGATACCAAATCCCTCTTGTCATCTTCATCCATTGGCTGTCCCGGAGTAATTCCAACAAGCTCCATAAATGTTATGAAGCTGCCCTCTTTGCTGAAATAGATATCATTAATCTTGGTAGATTTATAAAAATCCATAAATTCATAATATATCTTAACATCAGGATTATCAGACTTCCTAGGCACTTTACGGATAACCTGTGCATTTACCGTCACCGCATTAAAATATTTAAGAACACTAACTCTCTTGTTACCCTCAAGAACGTAGAATTTATTCATATATTCATATACTTTAATAGGGTCTCTTATTCCCTCATTAACCTGACTGTCACTAAGTGATGCCCATTTAGCTGAGAACTCACTTCCCCATTCAAGAATAGGCATCCAGTTATCTGCAAATGCATTAGTTCTGCCTGCTGTACATGTACCAACAACAAGCCTTAAAGGTATCTGGTCTATTCCAAGACTTACTTCTGAATCTATCTGTTCTTCATCCATCATACTTTCCATAACTGGAAGATATGGATATTTACCCTTATTGACACACGCATTATATTCTCTTTTTCCAAGCTTAAGAGCACTCATATAATCCTGTACTGACATATTAATCCTCCATTCTTACATTACAACACACTTGCAATAACCTTAGTAAGTGTCATTATATAGTTCTTGTCTGATTCATTCCAGCGAAAACCTTTATTAAATGTATCATACGATGCAATTATATTATCTCCTGCCTGATTGGTAAAGTAACTATATATCATTCCACCGATATTACTTTGAATTGTTTCATCATACAGCTTCTTGTTAAATGACTCTATATTCGATGTGTACACAATTGTCATATAGTGGTTCTTATCAAACATTCCTAAGAATTCTTTAGTATTAACTATATCATTAATGTCTGGAAGCTTCACATAATTACCATAATATTCAATAAGCCTGCCAGTTGTTCCATTATATATCCTGATGCCATCAATCTCAAATGCTTTACAGGCTCTCTGTAATACATTATCAAGTACACTGCTTCCATTCTTTATAAGATCAATAGACATATCAGCAACTTCCTGTGCCAATGTTTCACCTTTTTTAATAGGTGCCATAGAAAATCCTTTTCTTCCCATATCATCAAGGAAATCGCCGTGTTTCTGTGCATCATATATAATATATCTGTTCTTTCCTTTATTCTTGGCAATATAAAGGCATTTATCAGCCTTATTAAATAATGAGTCATAATCACTTCCATTGTCTGGATATTTACATACACCCATAGAAAGAGTAACATCACAGCTGTTCTCTCCCTGACCTAACTCTGCCCTTACTTTCTGCTTGATAAATGTAAGTATAGAACGCAGCTGGCTTTCCTTAGTTATCCAATTCGTAAATATAAAGAATTCATCTCCGCCAAATCTTCCAACAATACCTCTTCCATTAAGTGCACTGTTAATAATAGCGGCAACTTTTAATATAACTTTATCCCCATACAGATGCCCATATGTATCGTTGACATTTTTAAAATTATCTATATCTATCATAGCCATATAATGTATATCTTTATTAGTTGCAATTGAGTCCTGCACATATTCCTTGCAGGCTCTTTTATTAAGAAGCCCTGTAAAGAAATCCTTCCCCTCCTGTGTGGCATAATAACTGACCTCATTCTGCTTATCAATTGACTTGATAATCCCAATTACAACCCTGTCTCTGTTATTCTTATATGTAAGCTTACAATCAATGTTATATACAACAAGCTTGGACATATCTGTAATAAGCGGTCCTGTAATCTCACCATTAAACCCCTCATTAGCATTACGGACTTTATTAACAAAATCTGTAAAATCCTGCTTTTGTCTTGCATTATTTAGATATTCCATATACACCTTTTCGAATTTATCCAGTGTCATCTTGCATATTATCGTTGCCTTGAAGCTTCTGTATATATATAGGGAAAACATATCTGTTACGGTATCATAATCAAACATATAATCATTATACATTGACAAATATGTCCTGTATTTGTTCACATCATTATGAAGCCTTGTATATTTCTTCTCCATCATAAAAATGTTAACTACATTCATATCTATAACCGCCTCTTCATTAATGATATTCCCATGATTGGCAAGGCTCATATGAACAAGAAAATACTGTCCGTCACCACCTTTTATACACGTTATAATTCTCTGGGACTGACCTGATTCTTTCAGACTCTCACATACATTTTTAAATTCACCCACATAATCAGGATGTATCATCTCTGTGATAATAATATTAACAAGCTTTCCTGCATAATTATAAAAATAGTCATCTGCAAAAAGCACAAGATATGAAGAATTAAATGATGCCATACAATACATCATTGATGATTTGTTATTATAAATATCCTCTGATATTAACATATGTCCCCCATCCGTAAATTCCTATAAAACCACTGCACCCTATAGAAATCCACCTCTTTATACAACCTAAGACCATACAGCATATAAACCATACAATCCTGATATAAATATTGTATTAAATCCGCTAATATTATATTAGTAATTTTGCACTCTATTTATATGAATAATAGCACGTTTTTTATTACTTGTAAACTAATTGTGTATTTATTAACATACATTTCAATTACAATTTGCATATGCCTTTAGAGCGTCGTATTATAATTCTTGTTACCAATATAGACATATAAAATGTATAGAAATGAGGATTTTATGAATAATTTACCTAAAGACCCGGTTATGCTTCTTAGCTTTGTTAACATGCAGTTAAGGGATAATTACAGCTCACTCACAGAATTATGTAAGACTTATATGGTTGACGAGAGCAGTATCACAGACAAACTCACCGCTATCAATTATGTATACAATCCTAAGACTAACCAATTTGTATAATTATTAAAAAAGCTATATGAAGGCTATAACAAATGTCCGATTTATTCAAAACATTTATTACAACCTTACATATAGCTTTCTTTAAGTATATATATTAAATATACCGCTTTAAGTTACCTAATGAAGTAAATTATGATTTCATATCTTTAGCAACTAAAGTACCATTTTCACAATCTATAAGAATCTTGTCCCCTGTCGATACATCGCCGGCAAGTATAAGCTTAGCGGCAAGTGTCTCAACGCTCTTCTGGACATATCTCTTAAGAGGTCTTGCACCATACATTGGGTCAAAACCATGGTCAACGATATAATCTTTAGCTGTATCAGATAATACAACCTTAAGTTCCTTATCTTCGAGTCTTCTGTTGACATCATTAATAAGAAGGTTAATAATACTTCCTATATTATCCTTATTAAGAGGTTTGAACATAATAATCTCATCAAGACGGTTCAGGAATTCTGGTCTGAAGCTGTTACGCAGATCTCCCATAACAAGTTCCTCAACCCCCTCTTTAATATTACCATTCTCATCAATTCCATCAAGAAGGTAGGTTGAACCGATATTACTTGTAAGAATTATGATCGTATTCTTAAAATCTACTGTCCTACCTTGTGAATCTGTTATACGTCCATCATCGAGAACCTGAAGAAGCACATTAAATACATCAGGGTGGGCTTTTTCAACCTCATCAAACAATACTACTGAATATGGTTTCCTGCGGACTGCCTCTGTAAGCTGTCCACCTTCATCATATCCTACATATCCTGGAGGAGCTCCGATAAGTCTGGATACTGAATATTTCTCCATATACTCCGACATATCAAGCCTTATTATATTATTCTCATCATCAAACAGACTCTCTGCAAGTGTCTTTGCAAGCTCTGTCTTACCTACACCAGTTGGTCCTAAGAATAAGAATGAGCCAATTGGCTTGCTTGGATCTTTAATACCAGCTTTAGACCTGATAATAGCTTCTGTAACCTTGGTTACAGCCTCGTCCTGTCCAACAACTCTCTTATGAAGAGTTTCATCAAGATTAAGTGTCTTCTGCCTTTCTGACTCACTTAACTTGGCCACTGGAATACCTGTCCATCTTGATATAATCTTAGCTATTTCTTCTTCTGTTACATTCTCGTGTACTAAAGAATCATCGCTTCCATCTTTCTTGGCCTTGGCTTCTGCTTCTTCAATCTGCTTTTCTATCTGTGGCAGCCTGCCATACTGAAGCTCTGCTGCTTTCTCAAGATTGTATTCTCTCTTTGCCTGTGCAATCTGGTTATTAACATTTTCAAGTTCTTCTTTTAACTTGCTGATATTATCAACCTTTGTCTTGTCAGAATCCCATTTAGCCTTCTGTATGCCAAATTCTTCCTTAAGTTCTGATAACTCTTTTCTTAAAGCTTCAAGTCTTTCCTTACTAAGATTATCAGTTTCCTTCTTTAAGGCTGCCTCCTCAATTTCAAGCTGCATAATCTTACGCTGCATTTCATCAAGTTCTGCCGGCATTGAATCAAGTTCTGTCTTAATCATTGCACACGCTTCATCTACAAGATCAATTGCCTTATCTGGAAGAAATCTGTCTGTTATATATCTGTCTGATAACACAGCCGCACTTACCAAAGCACCATCATTAATCTTAACACCGTGGAATACTTCGTATCTGTCCTTAAGCCCCCTTAATATAGATATTGTATCTTCAACTGTCGGCTCATCAACCATTACAGGCTGGAAACGACGTTCAAGTGCTGGGTCTTTTTCAATATACTGTCTGTGTTCATCAAGTGTTGTCGCACCTATACAATGCAGCTCACCTCTTGCGAGCATTGGTTTAAGCATATTACCAGCATCCATAGAACCCTCTGTCTTACCAGCACCTACAATTGTGTGAATTTCATCGATAAATAATATAATCTGGCCTTCTGACTTTTTAACCTCATCGAGCACAGCTTTTAATCTTTCCTCAAATTCACCTCTGTATTTAGCACCAGCCACAAGTGCACCCATATCAAGAGCAAATAACTTCTTGTCTTTAAGGCTCTCTGGCACATCACCTTTTACAATTCTTTGTGCAAGTCCTTCAACAACTGCTGTCTTACCTACACCTGGTTCACCGATAAGAACCGGATTGTTCTTAGTCTTTCTTGAAAGAATTCTTATTACATTTCTTATTTCCTGATCTCGTCCGATTACTGGATCAAGCTTGCCGTCAGCTGCTCTTTGCACCAGATCCGTAGCGTACTTATTGAGTGTATCGTAAGTTGCCTCTGGATTGTCTGATGTAACTGTCTGGTTGCCTCTTACAGTAGCAAGTACTGAAAGAAAGCTCTCCCTGTTAATTCCATATGTCTTAAAGAGCTGCTTTATTGCTCTGTTAGGTGCTGCTATAAGTGCAAGCATCAAATGCTCAACTGACACATAAGAGTCGCCCATTCTCTTGGCTTCATCTTCTGCATTGACAAGTACCTTATTAAGGTCATTGCTTATATATAACTTAACATCACCTGATACCTTATTCTTCTGATTAAGAAGTTGTTCAATATTCTTTAAGAAAATGTCTTTATCAATATTCATCTTCTCTATAAGGTTAGCTATAAGACTATCTTCAATAGTCATAAGACTATAAAGAAAATGTTCTTGGTCAATCTCCTGATTACCATAATCATAAGCTATCTTCTCGCAGTTATTAATCGCTTCGATTGATTTCTGTGTAAACTTCTGAATGTTCATACAATTCACCTCTTTCTTAACCCCAATTATTGTTCCCTTGGAAATAAAGATTATCAGATAACACTTTAAAGACTAATTGTAATTCTCTGAACAATTTTTCATTACTTTTCTTCTAAAATGTTCTTTTCTCATTTCCTATTACAGGTTATATCACTTGTTGTTAGCACTGTCAACAGGTGAGTGCTAATTATTTTATAAAAAATATATAAACCCTGCGTTTTTTATAACGCAGGGTCTTTTACTCCATTAGCCTCAAATGCCTTAGCTCTGTCTATACACGTTCCACACACGCCGCAAGGCTTATCTGCTCCTTCATAACAGCTCCATGTATATTCATAAGGAACTTTTAAATCTAGTCCGATTTTTACAACTTGTGCTTTTGTCTTATTAATAAATGGAGCTTCTATCTTTAACTGCTTACCACTTCCAAGATATATCGCTTCATTCATTGCCTTGTTAAATTCATCACTACAATCAGGATATGCGCTTCCTGCCGCGTCATCGCTGTGTGCCCCATAATATATAACCTCACACCCTTTAGAAAGTGCTATGCTTGCCGCACTCGAAAGGAACAAGCCATTGCGAAACGGAACATAAGTTGACACAGGACTTCCGTTAGTCTTTTTAATCTGTTCTGCATACGACTCCTCTGGTATCTCTTTATCAGAATGTGCAAGCAATGAACAATCACTGTACTGGAATATCTTTTCAAGATCCAATGATATATGCTCAACACCATAATATTCAGTTACCTTATCAGCTGACTCAATTTCCTTTGTGTGCCTTTGTCCATAATATATTGACAGTGCCACAACATTTTCTGCACCATACTTATCGACTGCTATTCCAAGGCACGTTGTACTATCAACGCCACCACTGCATAAAACCATTGCTTTCATTATAAAACCTCCCTCTTAATGTCTGTGTATATGTTTTTGTGTTGGTCTTTTTTATTCCTCTTGCTGTCATACAGCTGTGACAGCCCTCTATGAATACAGCAACATCTTCTGAACCTGTTACTTTGCATATTACATCTGCTATGTCTGAACCTATACGTTCCTGTAACTGCAATCTCTTTCCTACCATATCAGCTATTCTAGCTATCTTGCTAAGACCTATAACCCTGCCTTTAGGAACATATGCTACTGTCACTTTCATATCGTACATAAGTGCAATATGATGTTCGCAATAGCTGAATATATCTATATCTTTTACAACTACCATATCACCGTATCTTGATGTGCCCTCGTCATCCACATCTTCTGCAAATGTCTTATCAAACATATCCGCTATTTCATCATTAGAATACTTCATTCCTTCAAAGACTTCTTCATACATTCTTGCAACTCTGTCAGGTGTTTCTTTCAGTCCTTCTCTGTCCGGATCATCTCCTAATGCCTCAAGAATTCCTCTTATATGAAATCTTATAGCTTCTGAATCTATTTGTTTCAATTTATACTCCTTTCTTATCTGGCGACCAGATGAATTTGTGGAGCTGGAGCTGTACTCTTGCCCCATTAATCAAATTATCCTTCATAAAATCCACGATTGTTACAGGTTCAATCTTTCCAAATACAGGACTAAAATATACATAGCATTTTTCTGTAAGATTATATTGTCTTATTATTTCTAATGCTCTCTTTAAATCTTCTTCACTGCTTACAACAAATTTAACAGTGTCCTGACTTTGAAGGTTGTTAAAATTATCAAGCTTCATATATTGTTCCATATTGCTTCCAGCAAGCTTGTAATCTGCTGTCATTGATAATCTTTCCATTTCATCGTTAACCTTATCATAAATATCGTTTATGACCTGACCATTCATAGCTGTAGTAAGGTTATCCTTAACATTTTCTCTTACCTTATTAATATCAATGCTTCCATTGGTTTCTATCTCAACATTTCTGCCACTAATCAGAAGCTGTGCTATAAGCTTGTCTATCCCTGCCTGAATAAGCGGTTCTCCACCTGTAAGTGTAACATTGTCAATCTTAACATCTTCCACTGCCTTAACAATATCAGACACACTCATCTTAGCTGCCTTAGCATTAACATCATTTGCCCATCTGGTATCACAGTAACTGCAGTCAAGATTGCAACCTCTGAACCTTACAAATACAGCAAGTTCTCCTGCTCTTACACCTTCTCCGTTAATACTGGCAAAATGTTCTACAACATTAAATATCTGTTTGCTCATATATTCCTCATTTCTGTGTATATTATATTTATGTATATACATCTAATCCTATTTCTATATACATTATATTTATGTATATAAATCTAATCCTATTTCTGCGTACCTTGCATTTATGTATATACGTCTAATCCTGTGTATAAGAGGCAGCATTATTTGGTGTCTCATAAACAGTTATCTGTTTCACCCTGTATCCTCTGCCGATCATTTTATCATAAAAATATTTCGCCATATTCTCTGCTGTTGGTCTGAAAGCAAACTGTATTATCCTGAAATTCTCATCCTGTAAAGCCTTCAGTGTTGTTTCCTTTAAACTGCCGGTTTCTATAATAAGGCAATGGTCTAAGTAATCTACGATTTCCTTTAAATCTTTCTTTAAATCTCCAAAGTCAACATACATTCCTCTGTTCTGTCCTGTTGTTTCAAGTTCATCACTTGATACCTCTGCTACAACTCTCCAGCGGTGTCCGTGTATGTTACTGCATTTGCCCTCATAGCCGTATAAGAAATGTGCGGCATCGAAGCTGTGTTCTGTTTTTAATGTGTACATATCTGCTCCTTAGATTTTCTATCAAAATTTCCTATTAAACAAAATGGCGTGCCAGTTACCTCACAACTGACACGCCATTTTAATGGTTCTATCTGATCACAACGCATATTATCATACATTGCATATTATACAGATTTTAAGTTTTGAAGCCCTGGTTTTATTTTAAGACAGGATGGTACTAACGAACTGTCTTTTATTATTCATACGAAAGAATAACAGAATTATTATCTGTTGTCAACATTTTATAAATCTCTTAACATATCTGTCTTCTTCATAACTGGTCTTAAGGCAATATAAAGTATTGAAGCTACAATTACTGCTATAATAGCATTAACTGTTGTTGTTATCGCACCAATCTTTGCAAGTGCCTTAGCTAAATCCTGAGGTACTCCAAGAAGATATGTCTTGTAGAAATAACCAACCACTGGGTCTGCCACAATATTGAAAGCCATACCACATATACTTGAAACTATTGTTGCTACAGTAATATACTTAGCAGAATGCTCCTTTGATATCTTGAATAACTTATGTGCTACAAATCCTACAATAAGACCAATGCATAATTTTAATATAAATGTCTTAGGTGCACTTGTAACATAGGCTGTTGTAAGATCACTTATTGTCATACCCACAGCTCCTGCAAGACCGCCCCATGTACCGCCTATAAGTAATGCTGCAAGAACGCAGAATACATTACCAAAGTGGAACATGGTTCTTTCTGTTCCAACAGGAATGTCTATCTTTATAAATGTTGCACCAACATAGCAGAGTGCGGCACACAAAGCAGCCTGTGCAATAACCTTTGCGTCTACAGGCTTTCTCTCTTTCTTTGAAAATGTTCTGTATAATCCGGCAATAAGAATAACAATGCCAAGGATTGTTACAAGAAGTGAAAATGCGTATGCTTTATTACCTTTTACTATGTATGTGTTGACACATAACACAATACCGATAACAAGAATAATAGCACCAATTAATGTCTGGATTAAACCTGTTTTTTTGTCTTTCATAATTATCTTTTTCTCCTTTGATTCATATTTTCAGCAAAGAATAGTACAATTCAGGGCTTATTAAAAGTGCCAGTTTGATAATGTTTTATATGGTCAGATTATGTAAGGGATATGTTTACATTTGCAAAAAATGTGTTA